ACTTCATTCTTCTTTGATATAATCAAATGACTCATAATCCTATACCAATGTAGGATTATTTAGAGAGTTATTTTTTAGGTTTTTTATATTTGTTTTTTGCGTCCTTTAATCTTTGTATCTGATCTTCAGGAGGTAAAGTTGTTTTTTTAGTATCCTTATCAATAGTTTTTCTATATGATTTTACATCTTTATTAAACTCCCGATTATCTGTATCATAAAGACGATCAAGTTTTTCTAGATCAGGATCTTTTGCGGCCTTAGCAACTTCTTTATCAGCTTCTGAATCTCTAGTATTTTGTATTCCTTTATTAATTGCTTCTTTATATTTTTTTTGTGCGTCTCTTCTTTTTTTAAAATCATCCATAGTGGACGCAAAAGAAGTTACTGCTCTCACACCCTTTTCTATTGGTTGAGTCCCTAAACTTTTAGCAACATTGCCAGCAAAATTTAAAAGACCTGTGCCTATACTTCTTTTTGCGAATGAAGCATCTTCATTAAATTGCTTAAAGGATTTCATTTAACCAATAATAGTATCAAACCAATCTTGACTCATGCCTGATATAATCTTATCTGCTGCTTCTTCATCTACAGCATACTTTTCTTCGATAAGATGATTCACAACCTTCTTATAGTTCTCGTGAATTTTTTTAGATTCCTTTGGAGTAGGTTTCATAGTAATATCTAGATCTACAGATCTATTTATAACTTACATCCCTGCTTGGAACTTATTCCATTCAATTGCGTTTTTGATCTGAAATGTTCTATTAGAAATATTTTTAATAATTTCCTCCAAGAACTTTAAAGTGGTATCATAATACCTTATTTTAAGATCTATCTTCATCATCTTATCATCCGCTTCCATATGTCTTTGTATGGCATCTTTCTCTCTTACCTTATAAGGAAAAGGTTCTTCTACATATACCTCTGCTGGTGCTTTACCTGTATAATAATTATGCCTTTCTAATCTAACTTTACTATATTGCTCTCTTGCTTTTTCACGCAATAAAGTAACAGTATTATAAACTGTATAATACTTTGAGTGTAATTGGGGAATCTTCAAAGATTCATCATGTAGATTATCAGGATCAATGACAGCATCACGCTCCCACATCTCCTGAATTTTATCAAGGTTCATTTAATAGTGCTTATCAAATCGTATATAGTATACCTGAATGTTGCTTCTGCTGTAAAGTATTCAATATCAGAATTACTGGAATCAAAATCCAATGATGTAAGAGATACGGGAAATAGATCTTGAAATTTAACTTGTGCTATCTCTCTTAAATTACTATTCAATATTCTTAGAGTTCCATCACAGTATGCTTCTTTAGGATCTCTCTGATCAGCACTATCTGTAGTTAAATCTTTAAATTGTTTTGTAGATTCTGGAAATCCTAATCCAACTAACCAATTATATACAGTCATATAGTTTTCCATATTCTCATCAACTAAGAATTTTAATGTAAAATCACCATATGTTAATTTCTCACCAGGAATATCAATATCCTTTAAATATGTTGGCTGAACAGCAAGTGCTAAATTAACTTCTGGTATTCTAGCACTAGTTGAGAAAAAATCAACTTTAGGATGCTTTGCAAGGTTAAATTTAAAACCTATACCAGATAGATAATTCCTATTTTGTATTTGAGTTACAAAAGGTCCAGACGAAGCCATTATAGTTTTTTATCTATTTATCTTTCAAAAAACAAATTAAACGCAATAGATATTCTATCTTCATGAGTTTCGTTTCTAGTAACACTATGTTCTAAGAATGATGGAAACAAAAATACCATTCCCTCTTGAGGATCAAACATTGCTGATTCTTTATATTCTTCATATTCTCTTATAAAAAACATATTACCCCATATAATTTTTCTAGGATCAAAAAAAGAAATAGTGGAACTATTTTTTGGTGTTTTTACATAATATATACCACTCATATCAGCACCACAATGATGATGTTGACTAGCATAATCCATATGACCATTTATATTAATCCAATAATGTATATCTTTTAATCTTTTATTCCTATAGGGTAAATTTATTGCTGTATCACCTATAGGTTCAAATAATTTTCTACTGGAAAGATTAGATAATCCAGTAGTATTACCATTAAAAGAAGATTCTGAATCAAAACTGTCACCCTTTCCTGCCCAAAATGAAGGACTTTGCCATCCACCCCTATTAACTTTTATAACACCTTTTGGATTATTTTTTTGAATATTTAAAATTTCTTTTTCTAGTTGACTATTATCGACTGATATTGAAAAATTCCATAATGGTGTTTCAAATAAACTATGCTTCTTCATGTGTTAATGATAAATTAAAAGAAATTGAAATTCTATCTTCATTAGAATTATTTGGTTCAACTTGATGTTCAAAAAATGTTGGAAATAGTAATAATGATCCTTCTGAAGGTTCATATTTTATATACTCATCATAATTTAAAAAATTGGCAGTATAAAAAGGATTGGCAGATGCTCTTGGTCTGGGATCAACAAAAGAAACTGCTGCTTTACAATCTTTTGGTATCTTAACATAATATATCCCACTTAAATCTTCATGCTTTCCACAATGATGATGTAATGTATTATAATCCCTATAACCATTAATATTCATCCAATAATATATTTCAGCATGTTTTATTTTATTTTTTAATGGAAGGGTATTTACTAATGTTACAATTTTATCAAAGACTAATGATAATGATCCACAATTTTCAGGTCTTGCTCTCAAAGATTCACTTTGCCATCCACCTCTATTGGAAAAGGTAACGTCATCCCTTTTCTGTTTGTATGAATATATTTCGTTTTCTATTTTCCTATTATCAATATCAGATAATACAGTATCCCATATTGGAGTATAAAAAAATAAATTTTCTTTTAGTGAACTTACCATGATAATGTAAGTGGTGCTGTAAATACAATTAAGTCTTCTTCGGAATGATTGGTATCAATAAGATATTCCATATAAGTAGGTAAAACTACACAAGTTCCAACACTTGGTTCAAATTTAATATATTCTTCCTTTTGTATTGCAGTTTTATAAAAATGATTTCCATGAACCAATGGTCTAGGATCTTTTAATAATAAAAATGGAATATTTTCACTTGGAACCTTTACAAAATACATCAAAAGTAAATCGTTAGGTCTACCAATCCAATTTATTAATCTACTAGAAGAACCTTTTTTATAAATGTGAAATTTAGGTGTACAATCATCAATTCTTCTTATTCTTGGATTTGTAGTTAATGAAAAAATTGATGGGTAAAAAGCAAGGAAAATTTGATCATACGAATCTGGTGGACAATATTCACTTTCCCATACATTAGTCCATTTAAAATTTTCTTTATTCAAATCTCTTAGATTATATACACTTTTTTCAATTTTATTATTATCTATTTCTGTAAATTCTGATGTCCAAACTGGTGTTGAAAATAATTCTACTTTTTCAAAATTATACTCTTGGGTTAACATTTCAATAATAAAATCAGTATATTATATAGACAAAAAAAGAGACCCCCGAAGGAGTCTCTCTATTAAAGGAATTATATCCTTTCTTCTTACATAAGGTTAGAAACCTTAACACGTCTGTAGTAACGGTTAGTATTCTTACTAAGAGTACCAAGTCCCTGTGTTGTACCTTGTGAGAATGGGTTCTCGACAATGCCGTAGCGAGTCTTGAATCCAATTTTTGGTTGGAATGTATCCTGACCAACCGCACGAACCATCTGTAGAGGAACGTATGGGCAGTAGAACAATCCAGCGTCATAAGGTGAAGAACCCTTGTAACCGATAACGTAGTACTGACTATCAGCAACGTTAGCAGAATAAGGATCGATGTATACTCTGTACTTACCTTGAAGAACACCAGCAAATGTATTGCCTGTATCATCTACATTAAGGTTAGCATTAAGTGCAGGGGTGTAATCAAGAACACCAGCCATTGTTAGAGCAGAAGCAACGTCTGCGGAGCAAAGGATCATGTTGCCCTTTCCACGACGAGTTTCTTGTGCGATGGCGTTAGCGTCTCTTTCCATTTGGAAGATAAGACCCTTGAACTTCTCAACTGACCATCTACCGTTTGAATCGGTATCTAGATCAAATGTACCACCAGTAGCAACGTTTGCTTGAGCACCAGGTCTAGCAACGTTGTAGATAGTTCTGATAACTTCACGGTTGATCTCAGCAAGAATCTCTGTAGAGAGAATATTTGCTAACTCAGCCTCAGCGTTCAATCCGTGGATTGCCTTGAGGTCTTGAGCGAGTTCTAGTGAGTACTCAGCTTTTAACGCACGAGATTTCGCAGTAACTGTTACTTTCTCGATGCTGAACGCCATCTGGTTGAAGTGATCTGACTCACCCAATCCTTCAGCGTCGTCTGTTCTCATACCTTGTCCTACGTTGTAGGTTCCAGGTGAAGAATCGTTAAGAACAGATGGGTTTGTACCATCTTGTGAAGTAGTACCAAGACCAACAGCAGCATTTGTCATGCCGTTAGTATTGTCATTTCCAGAATCTTGTCCAGAGAATGCTGTATCTGCTTCGTCGAAGAATGCTTCAGTTCCACTCTGATTAGTGTAACGTGAACGCATTGCGAAAATTAGTCCAGTAGGACCATTCATTGGTTGAACACCAGCAAGGTCATATGCGACCAAGTTTGGCATTGCACGTCTAAT